AAAAAAGTGCTTGACTTTCATTTTATCTCAACTATATGGGATATTAGAACTAGCATTTATGTACGCAAGTATACTTGGTCAGTATGTATGGTTAAAAGCCCGTGCTAGTTGAATATTGGACTGTGCGGGGCTGTTGAAAATTGCTGAAATATGCAATCTATATGTCACAGACCACAGTTCAAATTACTGAACTAACTCCCCCCCGAAAACGTTTTCGGGGCGGGGGCTAATAAATGTCGCTTTTATTTATATATGCAGCCCACAGGCGGCCACGGCGCGCAGCTCAGGAACTTCTTGCATATGGGAAAAAATGGGAGTATACAGGGTATTGGATTGTAGTTGTAAGATATCAAAAGCGGGATAAAACTTAAAACAACACCCGCTTACAATCCATAACAGAAAGGAGAATATATATGTCTCATTTTTACGGAATGATTTCCAGGAGCGCCAGGAAGACGACGCCGACGGCGCGAGCTCACGCGAGCTCAGGACTGGAAACGGTGGCGGCGTCCTGGCAGGGCGCGGTGCAGGTTACCCTGAACCATAACGCCGAGACCGGCAAAGACTGGTACCGCGTGGAACTGATCCCGTGGCACGGCGCCGGCGTTTATAAGACTATAGCAACGGGCACGGTCAACGGCTCGTGATCAATGGCTAAATTACTGAACACACTCGGCCCCGATTCAGGGGCCGGGCTTTTTAAGGAGGATATCGATGTTATATTATTTAATGAGCTGGTTGGCCCGCGCCCTGGAGAAGCTGCAGGAATTACTGAGTCGCCCTCAATGAAATTACTGAGAGAACTCCGCCCGAAATTACTGAGTCACTGTCTTTCTCTAACCCCCGCCGCAGCTGCAAGCTGCAGAGTCTTCAGGCACGGGGATGCAGGTGGAATTTTTTTGGCTGGTTTTCTGGTAAAAATCAAAGGTAAAAAATAGCGTAATATATGTGGATAATATCCCATATTATCCCATAAATAATCCTTGCGATTGTGCATAAAATCGCTAATCTAAAATAATGATTAAAAATATCAAAGAAAAACTTGAAAAAATGACAGCCATTTTTGGTGTTGATTATTGGATAGTATTTTCTAGCAAGATGTTTAATTCGTTGATGTCAAACGTAGATAGTTTCTTGTTTGTTAGAGGGTATAAGAAATTTAGAAAACCCTACTGTGAATTAAATAGGGTACTAGAAAAACTTTAATATTTTTATTGTTGCTATTTAACATTGTGAATTAAGATTACTATTTTTTCAAGGCACTATCTTTATTTTTAGAAAGTTAGAAAGTAGAGGTAATTATGCCAAATGAAACTAATACTACAAACACAAATGAAACTTATTCTTGTGAAATTTGTCATCAAGGAAACTTTGCTCGTGGTGATATGTCAACAGAAAATACCTTTGAAGATTTTTCTGGTATTTCTGTTTGCGTAAATTGTCGTGATAATGATTTCCGATATTCTGATCGTACAGAGAGTTTTATTCATCAAGACGATTGGTGCGATGACGACCACGAGGATAGATTTTTTGAAGAAGAAGATAGACCAGAACACAGTGATTATATTGATAGCTATTATTCTGGTTCCTATCGTAATCATAACGCTTTAGTCAAACCCTATGAAAATTTTACTAATAACACTTTAATTCTAGGAATAGAAAACGAGGTGCAGGTAAGAGGGTCAAGTCGTTTAGGGCGTGATGATTTAGCGTATAATATAACTCAACACGATTTGAAAAACTTTGCAAAATGTAAAGAAGATAGTTCAATCGGTTATGGTTTTGAAATTGTTTCAAAACCTGCTACCTTTGAATATCATAAAACTGCTTGGGATATATTTTTTCAAAACTCAGCTAGATATTTACGTAGTTATAGGGATACGAGCACAGGTTTACATATTCACGTAAATCAAAGTTTTTTTTCTCGTATGGCTGTTGGTAAAATTTTAGAGTTTATTAATAGCGATATTAATAAAAATTTTGTTAACGATGTATCGGGTCGTGTTGCTACTCATTATTGTATGAGACATAATTCTTTAAAGATTAAGAATGAAAAAACATACAGAGACAGGGGGGCATTTCACATATATTGTGATGCTACCAAAACACACGAGTTCAGATGTTTTAGTGGCAATGTCAAAAAGGAAAGTTTTTTTAAAACTTTAGAATTTGCTGTTGCTATGTCGCATTACGCTATGAGTGACTGTCCTACCATTAATTTTAATTATAACGATTTTGTTTTATATGTAAGATCAAATCATTTTAATTATCCTTACTTGTTTAATTGGCTGATGAAAAAAGGTTATTTAAACAAAGGAAAATTAAAAGAAAAAACAAAATTTTATAATAAAAGGAAAGTGAGAAAATTATGTGTTTAATTGTAGTAGGAAACAAAGATAATGTTTCCAAACAAAAAACAATATTAGAAAATGCATTTAGAATAAACAACAATGGCTTTGGACTAATGTATTTTAAGAACGATGATGTTTTATCTAAAAAAACTTTATCAAAAAACTTTGTTGACGTAGAAAACTTAATCAAATCAGTTGTTGAAGATTGTTCTGATAAGTTAGCATTACATTTTAGATTTGCTACGCAGGGCGTGGTTGATAAAATCAACACACACCCCATTACTGTTTTAGATAAAGACAGTAATGGCAGGTCAATTAAGTTAATGCATAATTCACCTATGTTACCAACAGCGTTAATTGATAAAGATAGATCAGATACTCATCAATTTGTTAAATATTATTTGCGACCTGTTTTAAAATCTAACCCAGATTTATTATATAATCAAAAATGGTTAGAACAATTAAACGCTGATTGTGATAGTGCAAGGATGGTTTTTGCTGATGGTAAAACTAATAGTTTTATTTATGTAAATAAAAAACTGTGGGAGAAAAAAAATAAAATTTGGTTTTCCAATGATAATTGTTTTTCTTCTTATTCTTGGATGAGTAATATTTCTTCTGGTTTTGGTCGATCTTCTAACTATCATAATAGTTGGGATTATGCTGATCAAGAAAATATAAATTATTTAAAATCAGACGATGCAAAACAAAAACCTAAAGGCGATCAACAAAAACTTTTTGATTATCAAGAAAATGATCCTATGGATTTTTTAGATATGCCTTTGGATGACGAACTATTATGTCAAATGGATGAAAATCAAATTGCTGATTATGTAAAGAACAATAACGATGAGGTTATTAATTATTTACAGCAATTAAAAAATGACTTTTTTTATAATGAATAACCAATAGCCATTGGTTGTGATAGTGCCTTGAATAAATAGTAATCTTACAAACAATAAAAGGAAAGTGAGAAAATTATGTTAGATAAATTTGAAGAACAAGATTTATTTTCAACAGTTGAAAATTTAGAAAACTTAAAAGAAGATATAGATAAGATTATATCTTCAGTTAAGAATATTAAACCATCGTTGTTTAATAATCCTAGTGTTGCTAAATACAACACACCAGATGGGAGATACCCAACAACACCAATTATAAAGGATGAAGAATGAAAATATATATGCACCCTATTTTATTTAGATCTAAATTACTTATGTACTTATATATTTGGTACATAGTTTTAATTAAAATAAAACTTAAATATTATTTATTTAATAAATAATAAATCAATGGCAAGTTAAACTCTTTGATCCTGCAATTAAAATTGCAGGATCAATAATCACTGAATGATATACAGCGTCTAGGTACTTACGATTAATTGACAAACTGGAATAGTTATCAATTTTACCCCACCCACCTAAAGGGAGAAGAAGGTACTTACTATCGAGGTCTGTAGTCCTGATTGATATAAACGTAGAATATGGTAAAACATTCAATATGCAATTTAATCCGCAGAAACTGGAGCATTTATCCGATACGGATCTTAAAATTATCCTTAAAAAGCTTGAATTAGAGTATCAACAAAAGACTCAAAACGATTTTTTATTATTTGTAAAATCCGTATGGACGGATTTTATTCAGGGAAAGCACCACGTTAAGTACGCCGAGAAGCTTGAAAAAGTTGCCAATGGTACCTTAAAGCGCCTCATTGTGAATATGCCCCCCAGGCATACCAAGTCAGAGTTCGCGTCCTATCTCTTTCCTGCCTGGTTCATAGGAAAAAATCCTAAAGCCAAGCTGATGCAGACCACGCATAACGCGGAGCTCGCTTTTCGTTTCGGTCGTAAGATGAAAAATTTAATTGATTCCCCTGAATACAGGAAAAATTTTCCTGACGTGAAACTGGCTTTTGATTCAAAGGCCGCGGGCCGTTGGGAGACCAACCAGGGCGGCGAGTATTTCGCGGCCGGCGTGGGGGGAGCCATCACGGGCCGTGGCGCGGACTTATTGATCATTGATGATCCGCACTCCGAGCAGGACGCGCTCTCCGAGTCCGCTTTGGACAACGCGTATGAATGGTACACCTCGGGACCGAGGCAGAGGCTTCAGCCCGGAGGTTCCATCGTCATCGTGATGACCAGGTGGTCGACCAAGGATCTGACGGAGCGTCTGCTCCGCAACCAGTCCGAGCCGAGGGCGGACCAGTGGGATCTCATAGAGTTTCCAGCCATCCTGCCGAGCGGGAAGCCGCTGTGGCCGGGGTACTGGCAGAAACAGGTGCTGATGCAGACCAAGGCGTCATTGTCCGAGGCCAAGTGGCAGTCGCAGTACCAGCAGAATCCGACGTCCGAGGAGGGGGCCCTCATCAAGCGCGAATGGTGGCAGCGATGGGAGAAGGAGGACATTCCCGATCTCATTCACATCATCCAGAGCTATGACACAGCTTACAGCAAGAAGGAGTCCGCGGACTACAGCGCGATAACGACGTGGGGCGTCTTCAAGCCCGTGGAGCACGAACCGCCGGCCATGATTCTCCTGGACGCGCAGAAGGGACGGTGGGATTTTCCCGAATTGAAAAAAGTCGCCTACAAGCAGTACAAGTATTGGGAGCCGGAGACCACGATCATCGAGGCGAAGGCGAGCGGGATGCCCCTCACGCACGAGCTGCGCCAGATCGGCATACCCGTGATTAACTTTACACCGTCAAGAGGAAATGATAAGCATACAAGGGTTAACGCGTGTTCAACATTATTTGAATCAGGAAAAATATGGGCACCGAAGGAGAGATGGGCGGAAGAAGTTATTGAAGAATGTGCAGCTTTCCCTTATGGTGACCACGATGATTACGTGGATACCGTGACACAGGCGCTGATGCGTTTCAGACAGGGGGGACTGTTGGCGCTGCCCGATGACTACGAGGATGAACCCGTTGATCACGGGAGGAGAGAATATTACTGATGGCAAGAGAATTACCGATTAGACCCGAAGTGGAAGAGGACTTGGTCGTTGAGGAATCAGCGCAAGTTCAGATAAAAGCGCCGGGAGACCTGGTTCAGGAGGACGTGGAAATGATGGAGGATGGCTCAGCCATCGTCAATCCGGATCCTATATCCGCGGCCCAGGGTGACTTCGGCGTCAACCTGGCGGAAATCGTTCCCGAAGGGGAGCTCACGACACTGGCCAATGACTTATCCGGAAACTATGAGGAGGACAAGTCAAGCAGGGGAGATTGGGAAAAGGCCTACGTGGATGGATTGGATCTTCTGGGATTCAAGTACACCGACCGGACACAGCCCTTCACGGGCGCGAGTTCCGTCACCCATCCGCTCTTAGCGGAGACCGTTACCCAATTTCAAGCACAAGCGTATAAGGAATTACTCCCTGCCGACGGGCCGGTGAGAACACAGATTGTTGGCGAGATCACTCCTGAAGTCCAGGATCAGGCCAACAGAGTAAAAGACTTCATGAACTATCAGATCATGGATGTCATGGAAGAGTATGATCCCAATATGGATCAATTGCTCTTCTTCCTCCCGCTCGCTGGCAGTGCGTTCAAGAAGGTCTATTATTCAGATCTCAAACAACGCGCTGTCGCCGAGTTCATACCAGCGGAAGACATTGTTCTTCCCTATTTAACAACCGAGATTCAATCGTGCGAACGAATTTGTCACGTCGTGACGATGATGGATAATGAACTGCGCAAGAAGCAGGCTTCCGGATTCTTCCGTGACGTTGACGTTCAGCCGGCGCTGCCGACTGACAGCGACATTCAAAATAAATATAATGATTTAGAGGGAACGAATGAGGAAACGTTGATGGACACCTACAATCTTCTGGAGTTTCACGTGGACTTGGACCTGGCGGGATTTGAAGATCCAAGCGGCGTCAAGGTTCCCTACATTGTCACCATTGACAAGGACTCGCAAAAGGTGTTGGCCATTTATAGAAACTGGAAACCCGATGACCCCCTTAAAAAGAAAAATCAATATTTTGTCCATTACAAGTTTTTACCTGGCCTTGGCTTTTACGGCTTTGGCCTTATCCACATGCTCGGAGGTCTCTCAAGAACTGCGACAGCAGCCCTTAGACAGCTTATCGATGCAGGTACGCTGTCCAATCTCCCTGCTGGATTTAAGGCTCGGGGACTGCGAATTAGGGACGATGACAATCCACTCCAACCAGGAGAGTTCCGGGATGTAGACGCGCCAAGCGGCAATCTCCGGGAAGGATTAGTTCCTCTGCCCTACAAGGGACCCGATGCGGTCTTGTTCCAGCTTCTAGGATTTGTCGTCCAGGCGGGACAAAAGTTCGCGGCCATCGCTGATCAGAAGATAGGCGAGGGCTCACAGGCCAATCCTGTGGGAACGACGATGGCGCTGATTGAGCGCGGAACGAAAGTGATGAACGCGATTCACAAGCGTTTGCATTATTCACAAAAAATAGAATTCAAATTACTGGCTAAGGTATTTCAATTGTACCTGCCTCCGGAATATCCATTTATGGTCAAGGGGGGAAACAGGCAGATTAAAGTAGCTGATTTCGATGACAGGGTGGACATCATTCCTGTCTCTGATCCGAATATTTTCTCAATGGCGCAGCGTGTCACGCTGGCCCAAACCCAGATGCAGATGGCGCAGGCAGCTCCTGAGCTGCATAATATGTATGAAGCCTACAGGCGCATGTATATGGCGCTCGGGGTGAGGGACATTGACATTATTTTACCACAGCCACCGCAACCGGCACCGATTGATCCGGCGAAAGAAAATGCAACGGCTTTGCAGGGCCAAAAGCTTGAAGCGTTTGCACAACAAGAGCACGAAGCCCATATGGACACTCACAGGGCTTTTATGAGCTCCTTTCTTGTTCGTCAGAATCCACAAGTGATGGGACTTTTACAGGCTCATATTTCCGATCATATTTCCTTCTTGGCCAGTGAACAGGTTCAAGAAAAAATGCAGGAGAAGATTCAACAGGTGCAACAGATGATGATGCAGGCGCAACAGAATCCACAAATGGCGCAACAAGCCCAACAGGCTCAGCAAGTCCTCGATGTGGAGATGGCCAAGATGATTGCCATCATTGAAGCGGAGATCACGAACAAAATGCTGAAAGAAGAGGAAGAAATGCTCGAGCAGCGATCGCAGGATCCTCTGGTTGACTTGAAGCAACAGGAAATTGACCTGAGAGAAAAGGACATCCAGCGCAAAGCGATGGAGGAACAGCAAAAACTAGACTTCCAGGATAAGAAACTGGGACAGAACACGGACATGCAAAAAGAAAAGATACAAAGCCAGGAAGACATTGCGCAATTGAGAGCAAATGTTAATCTGGAGAAGATGGATAAAACCATAAAAGATAAAAAAACGGACTTGAAAGAGACGGAAATTCGTCGAGGGAGACAGTAATGACTAAATTAAGTATGCAGCAAATTAAAAACTTACAGAAGATGATAAAGTCACAAAAATTGAAGAAAAGACGCGATGCGGAGCTCATTGATCCATCAGGATTGAACAAGTTGATAATGGGGCGCCTGGCGAAAAGCAAGAAACTGAAACGGCCTAATGTTAACCCTTTGCAAATGGCAGCTAAAGGAGGTAGTATGAGCACGAAAGCTGCTTTTCGTGAAGTTAATCGTAACGAACCGAAGGCTGTGGCGAAAACAAGGAAAAAACATGGCAGAAAAAGAGCCCAAAAACAAAAAATTGCGATCGCTCTTAGTAAAGCGGGAAGAGGCAGACGTCGTGGTTGAGCAGCATCAAAAAGAAATAGATCTTATCTTGCACAAGTGCTATGACCTGGTACATCATTGTCTCAATGAAAAAGTTTCAAAAGATCCAATGATAATCGGTGCAGCATTCATCACCGCAGCTCGGCAAATGTACATGGACACAGTCGGGCCTCAACAAACCAGAGAACTGTTTCAGGTATTCACTGATCAAGTGGAAAATACTGAAAAATATACGGTACATTAAGGAGGTTAAAATGGGAACAGGTTATTTTAATAAAGACTCAATGTTGAGTCCTTCTGAATTGGAGGAAAAAGGAATTAAAGCGAAAAAAAACCATGTATATTTTGAAGATAACAACGGAAAAATAAGAACTTTTAAATATTCATCTAAACAAGATTGGTCGGACAAGCGAGACGAATATTCGGATGTGAAAAGAGTTTCTTCAAGTACTTTGGAAAAAATTGCGAATAGCACTGGGTTAACTATTAGTACAATAAAAAATAATATAGGTTCTATGATAAGACATTTTAAACAAGGAACCAAAGGCATTGAAAGAAAAAACAGAGGCGGCGTAATTAAAAAAGCAAAAGGTGGAATCGTTCAAAAATTTTCTAAGGGTGGAACGGTTGAAAGGCCAAGAGGCGTGGGTATCGCCAAAAGAGGCTACGGCCAGGTGATACGATGAAGAAGATAAAAAGATTAACACTGACAATCCCTCCGAAACGAGGTCCGATGCCCCAGGGCGTCAAGATAAACTATGCGAAACAAGGACCAAGGAGAGTAAAAAATGTCTGACAAAAAAATAGCAGATCAGGTTAAAGAAGCTGAAGCATTAAAACCTAAATTAGTTGGAGGAAGCACAACTTCAGTTCTACGGGCATGGAAGGAAGGACGTATTGGTGCAGGAAATGCAATGAAGTATTTAGCATCTAGATTATTGAAAAAGAAAAAAGGCGGAGCGGTAAAAAAATATGCGCAGGGCGGTGCTGTTTCAAGCGGCCATGCATTAACATACAAACGAAAATAAGGAGGTTGCAATGGGTAAAAACAATGTTACAAGTCTGACAGGTGTGAAACCAAGTAACGATTGGAAGCGGGGAAGCGGTAAGGCGGAACCGGGGAAGATCTTGAAAGGAAATTCATACGCCCGAAAAGGAACGGTCTCCACCACTAAGGCGGAGAAAATAACTGTTCCTCAGTTTCCCCTAAAAACCAAACTCACTAAAGGACAGATGGGCGCGGCGATTAAGGGCGGCAAGTATGAATGGACATAGGAGGCTAGTATGAAACTTTTAAAAGATATTTGGGCTTGGCTCAAGGAGTGGAATGACTGGGGAATGAAGGACTGGATTAAAGCTGGTATCATTGTCGTAGTTGTTCTCTTCGTTCTTTGGAAGATGTCAGGCGCGGGCGCTTAGATAAATGCTGAATCTTCTATCAGGATTATTAGGAGGTAAGAACGGCGCGCTGAAACAAATTTCCAGCGTGATCGACGACTTACATACCTCAGAAGAGGAAAAACTTGATAAGAAGATTTTAATGCAACGCATTCAGCAGAAGCTTGCGGAGAAACAGATTGACGTAAACATAAAAGAAGGCGCCCATAAATCGATTTTCGTGGCGGGCTGGCGCCCCATGATCGGCTGGACGGGGGCTTTTGCTCTAATTTTTGAGTTCATCGTCTCCCCAGGAATAGAATGGTACGCAAAGTTTTCAGGGTTGGAATTAACCGCTCCTGAGATTCAAACTGGCCCCTTGCTGGCCATCGTCACCTCAATGCTCGGAGTCGCCGGGCTCAGAAGTTTCGAGAAGAGCAAAGGACTAACCAAATAGGAGGTTATTATGGTTGGAAAAGTAACTACTAGAGGACAAGGCGTTATTATGCCTGGTCGTAAAACCGTTACTACCACTTATGCTAAAGGTGGAAAAGTAGGAAAGAAAAAACAAGGCTACAAAGCTCGAAAAGATGAATCGATTGCTATGCGTGTCAGAAAAAAACGTACTAAAAAACAACTGAAAGCAAGCAGAGACGAGTCTTACGGCAAATGGGGCCGTGGCAAAGGCAAAGGAAAGATTAACAAGTAATGAAAATCGTGGTCAATAATGGCTAGCACAATTTCAAATGTTACCTTAAACGTACAAGTGACGGAAGCGGTGGTACTCAACAATGAGGATCACGGCTCGACAAACTCTGTCGCCATCACGGGCGTTAATGAAGTGTCGAAGCGTATTATGAGTTTAACAGCGAACACTGATATTACGTTGGCCACATTTTCAACTGTTCCTGCCGCAGGGCAATTTGTCAGCGCGAATGTCAAGTATGTCCGCATTACGAATTTAGATGACGCGAACTCCTGTAATATTAATTTGGGAGGCGCGGCCGAGAATGTATGGATATACCTGGACTGGGGAAGATCTTTGATTCTTTCACAGCCGGCAAGCGCGATTGATGCTGTGGCGAGCGGAACCGTGGCGGCGGCTTCATTGGCTGACGTGACGACAATTACCGGTAATACCGCAAATGCTTCAAATATAATTGATGTGGAGGTTTTTGTTGCTTCTAGTTAATGGCCTATCCTAAAAAGCACAGGGGACGGCGCAAGATTGGGTCAAAAAAACGCCGAAACAAGAGACGCATTCGCTTAGGAATGCGCATTAGAAAGAGGAAAAAATAAAATGGATGGAATACATCTGGCAGAATTAATTTATAGAGCCATTAGAACTAAAAAAGAACATATCACTGAAATCACGATGCAAGGGGTTGAAGACTTTCCAAAATATAAATATATGATGGGACAACTTCATTCTCTAGAAGGTTTAGAACAAGATTTAAGGGATATTATGAAAAGGGAGGACGAAGATGAGTAAATTAATTGTGCCAGAACACGTTGCTATTGCACGTGAAAAGAAAAAACAGGAAGAGGAGATGGTAAAGGTTCCTAATCCCACAGGTTGGAGAATTGTCATTTTACCTCATAAAGGTGTTGAAAAAACCAAGGGAGGTGTGATACTGTCTGATCAGCTTATTCAAGAACAGCAATGGACCACAAATGTTGGATTAGTTCTAAAGTTAGGTCCACTGGCGTACAGGGATAAGAAAAAATTCCCAACAGGCCCTTGGTGCAAGGAGCAGGATTGGGTGATCTTCGCCAGGTATGCTGGTTCAAGATTAAAAATTGACGGCGGGGAACTTCGGATCCTTAATGATGATGAAATACTCGGCGTTGTGAACAGTCCAGAAGATGTGTTGAACGCGTCTCTGCACTCATAATCATAGAGGAGTATAACTATGCCAGAACCGCAACAAAAACTTGGTAATATTGACAAGCCTATTGTTGACATTGACACATCCGGCCCAGGCGTGGATGTTCAAATAGAGGAAAAAAAGGACGAAACAAACGTGGAAGTTCAAGAAAATACAGCAGAAAAAATTGTTGAAGCTCCACCGAAAAAAGATGAATTAGATGCTGTCAGTGACAGCGTTCAAAAAAGAATTGATCGCCTGACCTGGAAAGTGCGTGAGGCGGAGAGACGCGAAAAAGCGGCTACCGATTACGCTAGATCAGTTCAATCACAACTTAAAGACAGTAAAAGTAAAATTACCCAACTCGATGAGGGATATGTTAATGAATTTAAAACCCGCGTTGACTCTCAAATTGCAACAGCTAAAAATCATTTAAAATTAGCCATTGGTGCGGGAGACGCGGAAAAACAAACCGAAGCCCAGGCTATTTTAGCCCAGTTGGCTGCGGATCAAAATCGTTTAAAAGTTTTAGAAGCTCAGAAACCTAAGAAACCTGCAGAAGGAACACCGGTAGCGCAACCTGCCGCAGCTCCGCCTCTAGCACGGGCTCCAGCTCCGCCCGATCCAAAGGCGCAAGCGTGGGCGCAGAACAATGCGTGGTTCGGGAAAGATGATGCTATGACCTATACGGCTTATGCATTACATAAGAAGCTGACAGAGCAAGAAGGATTTGACCCGAGCAGCGATGAGTACTATAGTGAAATTGATAATCGAATAAAAAAAGAGTTTCCCCATAAATTTGGGGATAATACACTCAGCGGCGACAAACCCGTCCAGGCTGTCGCTTCTGCATCCCGAACATCAAGCAAATCTGGACGCAAAACCGTAAAGTTATCACCGAGCCAGGTCGCGATTGCGAAGAAACTCGGAGTGTCTTTACAAGAGTATGCCAAATACGTGAAGGAGTAGGCTATGACAAAAATTAAAAAAAAATCTCCTGCTAAAGCAACTTTAGCAGACATAGAGATCGAAGAAGATATTGTTGTTGACAAGGCTCCCCGCAATGCCAATCTACGTGAAAAGGAAACTAGAACCGTGGACTGGAGACCACCGAATAATTTGGAGGCACCTCCTGCGCCTGACGGATATAAACACCGTTGGTTAAGGGCTAGTGCCAGGGGATATGAAGATAACCAAAATATTATCGGTCGTTTACGACAGGGCTACGTGCTCGTTCGTGCCGACGAATATCCTGACTGGGACCTCCCAACTCAAGAAGATGGGAAACATGCAGGTGTTATTGGAATTGGTGGGTTATTGCTTGCTCGTGTTCCTTTGGAAGTTGTGACAGCGCGTAATAAATATTACACGCGGCAAACAACAGACCAAATGGACGCTGTGGATAGGGATCTATTCAAAGAAGAGCATAAAAGCATGCCGATCCATAAGGAGAGGCAAAGTCGTGTAACTTTTGGGGGAACTAGAGGAAAGAATGAGTCTAGAACCTAGGGAACTCAAAATTGTATAGGAGTAAATTATGGCTAATTTAGATGCCGTATTCGGGCTTCGTCCAGCGAAAACGCTTGGCTCAGCTTACAATACGTCAGGATTTAGCACCTATAAAATGCCGACCGGCGAAGCAAATAACATCTTTACAGGCAGTCTTGTGGTTTTGCAAGCGAACGGAATGATTACAATAGCAACGGATAATACCACTGCTAACATTCTAGGTGTTTGTGGAGGATTTTATTATGACAACGCTCAGGGTGAACCAACTTTTGGTTCATACTGGCCTACCGGTACTGCAACGTACAACTCAACTGATGTGCAAGTGAAAGTCTATGACGATCCTAACACATTGTTTGAAGTACAATCAGTAGCTGGGACAACCGGTCAAGCCGTTATAGGGGCAAACGCCAATACTTCGGGAAATGCAAACGGAAGTACGACTTCAGGACTAAGTTCATGCTATATTGATGCGCCAAACGCTGCAGCAACGGCTGAACAGTTGAGAATTGTGGATGTAACCGCTGATGTCGACAATAATGATTTATCGTCTAACAACGTAAATCTTGTTGTAAGAATCAACGAATCTGCGTACACAACCTTAACAGGAATATAGGAGTATAAGATATGGCTATATCAAGATCGCAGCTCGTCAAAGAGCTGGAGCCAGGTTTGAATGCCCTATTTGGCCTGGAGTACGAACGCTATGACCGTGAGCATGAAGAGATCTACTCAATTGAATCATCTGACCGTGCATTCGAAGAAGAAGTAATGCTCGTTGGCTTTGGTAGTGCTGGTGTGAAACCGGAAGGCAGCTCGATCGCTTATGATCAAGCGCAAGAGGCTTTCACCGCACGCTACGTCAACGAAACTATTGCTTTGGCATTCGCAATCACTGAAGAGGCAATTGAGGACAATTTGTATGATAGGCTTTCAGCCCGTTATACAAGAGCTCTTGCTCGATCAATGGCGAATACAAAACAAGTTAAAGGAGCAGCAACTTTAAACAACGCATTTAGCGGCAGTTATCTTGGTGGTGACGGTTCTATGCTTTGTACTACTAACCATGCGACAACGCAGGGTGGTACATGGGCAAACAGACCAACTACTGATGCTGACTTAAATGAATCATCTTTAGAAACGGGACTCATTGATGTCGCCGGGTTTATTGATGAAAGAGGTTTAAAAGTAGCCGCAAGAGGAAGAAAATTAGTAATTCCTGTCAATACGCAATTCATTGCGGACAGAGTTCTAAATTCCCCTCTGCGTAGCAGTACTGCCGATAACGATATCAATGCTATGAAAAACATGGGCATGATTCCGGAAGGATATGTGGTGAATCACTACATAACTGACACGGATGCGTGGTATCTGTTAACGGACGTTCCTAATGGGCTTAAAATGTTTAACAGAGCACCTATCGCAACCTCTATGGAAGGAGACTTCGATACAGGAAACGTTAGGTACAAAGCGAGAGAAAGATACAGTTTCGGCTGGTCTGACGCTCGAGGCATTTACGGCACTGATGGTGCTTAAGCTTTCGCTTAATTAACAGCTTAAAGGGCGCTTTACAGAGCGCCCTTTTTGATTTATAAATTTATTAACCTAGTAATTAATTTAGTTGCGCGGACTGGCTAGGCAGACGGTATAGAGACGGCGTAGCGATAATGGTCTATACGACCAAAGGAGAATAATATGGCTAGAACGACATTTGATGGCCCGGTAAGAACCCTAAAGGGGTTCATTGCAACTGGAAACGTAATGGGGCAAGCAATAGGTGCTGGCACTGTTAATGGTGCAACAGATATTGATAAATATCAAGGCAGAGCAGTAACAATTGGCAACACTACAACTGTTTTCAATTTACCTGAAATAGTTTCAGACACAAACACAACTCCAAATACGTTAAGTACAATTGGGCTGGAATATACATTTTTAATGACTGCAAATTTATCAGGTGAAACTTTTACTTTGAACGCTGGAACAGCGGCAGGTAGATCAACAGCGGATGTATTTCAAGGAACTGCTCAGTATGTTGATACTGGGGATAATTCTATGGAAGGATTCAATGCGGCAGGGGCTGATACTTTAACTTTAGACGGCAGTACACGAGGTGGACTAGGAGGTTCAATCGTTTATTGTAGAGCTGTTGGAGCTAACATTTGGCTTATCCAATGCGCTTTAAATGGTAACGGCACAATGGTTACACCGTGGAGTTAATATTTAATCTAAAAGGAAAAACATTATGACAACTTTAGTTCTAGCAAAAAATGCTACTGCTGGAGATAATAACACCGTAATTAGCGCAAAGCGTGGAAGGCTTCGGGGGTATGACGCGGCGGCATTGCCGACTGATTCAACAACCATCGCCTTTCACGATTGTGCAACCACTGGCGCTATCGCCGGTGGTAATAAAATTATGGATCTTGTTATTCCTGGTGGTGCTAATGCTAATACCTATATTCCAGCGGATGGAGTATTATTTAAAACGGGACTTACAGTAGATGCTGATGCGGAAACAGCAGGCTGCGTAGTCTTCTACACAGAATAAGGAGGCAATATGCCAGAATATTTTAACTCAACTGCTCAAACAAGGGCTGCGGTTCAATCTTCGAAAACTACGAAGTCTTACGGCACTCCTGTTGGACCACGAGGCGTGGTACAAGGCAAAGATACTTCTAAACCGCAAGGACACGTTCCGATGCATAAAAGACTTAAAATGGGTCAGCAACCATCTGAAGTTTTTAACGGAGTGAACGGAAAAACCGGTGGCAGATAAGAATTTGCCAAGATGAGAAGAAAACGAGGATGACATGCCGACTTCAGGGACTACAGAATTTAATCTTCAGATTGATGATATAATTGAAGAGGCCTTTGAGCGCTGTGGACTCCAGACGCGAAAGGGATATGACTTAGAAACCGCTCGCCGTTCATTGAACATCATGTTTGCTGAATGGGCTAACCGCGGATTGAACCTCTGGAAAATTACCGAGGGATCTAAAACATTAGTGGCGAGTCAGCCAAGTTACAATTTTTCTTCAAACGAGGAGCAGGGCATCATTGACATTCTCTCAGCAGTTGTCAACAATGGAACGAACGACTATGCGGTTGATCGCATCAGCCGTATGTCTTACCTGGACCTTCCCAAGAAAACAGAAACAGGACAACCATCGGAGTGGTATTTTGAAAGAACATTGGTGCCAACCTTGTATGTCTATACATCTCCCGATGACACGAAAACCTACACATTTAAATATTATGCCTTGCGTCGTATTGAAGACGCGGGAGCCTACAGCAACACTACTGATCTTCCTTTCCGTTTTATTCCAGCGATGGTGTGCGGATTAGCTTACTATATCGCTATGAAAAGAGCGCCTGATCGTATACAATTACTCAAACAAGTGTATGAAGAAGAATTCGCCCGAGCTGCAGCAGAGGATGCAACCAGGGCCAGTATTCATCTTGTTCCTGCACAAGGATATTTGGGAGGATTCTAATGGCTAGAAAAGATAGGGCAGCGCAACTCTTTCAACTTCTTGCTGATGCAAGAGCCAAGGATGATAACGATCAGATTCAAATCATTATCAGTGATATTTTTAAGGAACTGGGAATTGATTTAAGTAAATTTAAAGGCGGAGCAGTTAACTCCGTGGAAAAGGCGATTAGATAGTGGCATTTGCAAAAGGAAAACACGCACTGCGAATTTCAGACCGAAGTGGAGTAGCATTTCCGTATTTGGAAATGCGCAAGGAATGGAATGGATATATTGTTCATAAATCGGAATACGAACCGAAGCAACCACAGCTCGGTCCTTTTCGCATTGGCAATGATCCCATCGCCCTTCGTGATCCGAGGCCCGCGCGCGTAGCGCCCGCGGTACCCGTGATACTGCCGTTGAACCCTTTTAGAACCACAGCAAGTGATACGACCATTACAGTTTATTCTCCCGATCACGGGAGATCTACAGATGATGTTGTTAGATTCAGGAATTCCTCAACGGTTTTTGGAATTTTGGCATCGGAAATTGATTTAGCTGATGGATATACTATTACAAAGGTAGATGGTAATTTTTATACTTTTGTCTCTACAACGGCCCCAAGCATAACAGGTGAAGCTGGTGGAGGATCAATAAGCGCGGGACCAGTAACAATTACGGCGTAACATGGCAACATTAAGCGAAATTCAAACAGACATACGGAATTATACCGAAGTCACCAGCAATGTTCTGACTGATTCTATCATAGGGACGATGATAGATAATACTGAAAAACGTGTTTTTCGGACTATTGACCTGGATGTTTCCCGATCCCATCAAACAGGAAATTTAACAAAGGACAATCCTTTTCTTTCAATGCCAGGCAACATTTCCACTACTTTTATTAGTGTGGATTGGATTCAGGTTTTAGACAGTGCTGCGAATAGAAGCTATTTAATTCAAAAAGATTTGTCTTTTCTTACAGAATATAATAAGAATAGAAATACATCGGGCGTACCTAAGTATTATGGAAACTGGGATAATGATACTATTTACCTCGCTCCCACCCCAAGTTCGGGACTTACAGTAGAACTTGCTTTAAATAAGATGCCGGATAGCCTAAAGGACGCGGGAGCCTCAGGCTCAACTTGGTTGAGCACGAATGGCAATGATGTTCTTCTTTATGGATGCCTGGTGGAAGCTTATAAGTTTTTGAAAGGACCTGCTGAGATGTTGCAGATGTACCAACAATCTTTTCAAGAGGCGATGAAAGTATTTGCCCTTGAGCAACAGGGACGACGAAGACGAAGTGAATATTTTGATGGAGTCTTAAGAATACCTCTTGAGTCTGCACAACCATAACTTTTAAGGAGAAACTATGGCTATTGAACAATGTGTTGTTAAATCGTTTAAGACCGAAATATTAAAGGGCTTACAGGATTTTACCGCATCTACTGGCAATGCTTTCAAATTAGCGCTTTTTGATTCTGAGGCAACGTTGAATAATACAACAACGGCTTATGAATCAACAGATGAAGTGGGTAATTCTGGAACGTATACTGCCGGTGGT